TTCATCGCCGTTTTAGGGGGGTTGCCCTGTGGCAAAAATACAACAGTGTGGCAAACCAGCCGCCAAGTACCTTTTGGCGGCTGGTTGCTAGGGGTTAGCTGCTAACCACCAGTTTACATAATGGGTTGCCCCAACCAACGCTGCTGGGGCTGCTGCCGCCAGCCATAGCCTTTAGTATAGGGTTTTGGTTTAGGCTGCTGGTAACGCTGCTGCCGCTGTTGGCGGCAATAGCATTTACCATTGCCAATGGCACGGCGGCTGGCACTTGCGTTGGCACATTAGTTTTAAGCCAGCCAAAGCTAGTTATAAACTTAGGCTTTGGCGCAATGTAGCCTTGTGCGCTAGGCTGCCAATATTTAGCTGGCAAGCCACCATTAACCATAACCCAAAGCATTTGCCCAAAGTGGCCTATTGCCTTGCCGTTGGCTGGCTGCATAGCACGCCAAAAGTTAGCACCGCCCATAAGCGCATTGGCTTGCACGGCGGCTGGCAATAGCTGCACGTTAATATTGCCAATGCCATTAGCAGTAATAAACGCCTTAATAGCAAGGCTGCAATAAACGCCTTGGCTACCCAAATTTGCGGCTGTAAAAGCTGCCGCTGCTTGTGTGTTTGTGTTACCCATTGGTAAACCCCTTTTTAGTTAATGCCGCCGCCCTATGCGGTGGCTACACCTATTTTATGCCATAGGTGGCATATGCTTGTAAACCCCTAAAAGCACATTGCTACAAAAATAATTACAAGCACACCTAGCAACCCCATTAGCATTTGTGCCGCCATGCGCTTAAATAGCCAAAGCCAAACAGCACCGCACCATAAACAAGCATAAAAGCATTTATGTAATGGTGGCTAAAAATAGGTGGCAGTACAAATGCGCCAGTGGCGGCAAACATTAAGGTAACGCCAGCCACCATGCATAAGGTGCAAAAAAACATATATAAATAAACCATAGTAAACCCCATTGGTTAGTTGCGTTATGTAAATAGCTAAAAGCTAAACCACGCTCCGGCAAGTGGCAATGTGGTCAAACGCATCGCTGCCAGATTTGTTTATGATATGATATTATATAAGGGATCATCCTAATGATCGGATGGATAGACAGTCAATCCATCCATCCATCCGTCAGGGTACAAAAAATGGTAGGGCAACCGAAGTCGCCCTACCGCTGGGGTTAGCCTATTTCATGGTACGTCCAATTACCAATAGCCATGTGTGGCATGAGGTCTGGCTCGTCACAGCTGCACCATGCCCAGCCGTTATTAGGCCGCTCCTCAAATTGGCTCCAATTACCACGGTCATCGTACCAGTAAATTATGCAGTCTTGGTTGCTCCAACTTGGCGCATCGTCCTCGTCAAAGAGCTCCTTATCGCTTTGGTAGTTAATGTACACATTACGATAAAACCGTAACCCCACAATAAGGTTGCCGACCTCTTGTATGCTGGCAGTATGCCCTACCGCCAGCCGTGTCGTAAAACTATTGTGGTGGTCAATTATATAAACACCATACTTAGCCATTACTTGACCTCCTTTTGCTCAAGGTAAAGCATAGCTAGCTTACCTATGACGTCGCCCTTGGGTATGCTTACACTACTAAGGCCATGCTGCACCATGAGCTCACTTTGCATAATAGCTTGCACCTGTAGCACGAGCTCGTTTTGGCGCACAGTAAGCGCAACGCCTTTGGTAGCCCCTCGTTTCAAATTACCATTAGGTATTTTATTTGTCATTGTTACCTCGTTTTGTACCCGTTACCATTATTAGCAACAGTATTAAAGTAACACATGGTGCGTCACTGAGTGTCCTACTTGGTCACTCTGACGTCTTAAGATGTCTGGCTCTGATGTCTTTTGAGTTCATTAGTTATTGTGTATATGATAGTACATATACACGAAGGATCGTCATCCATCCGTTTCTATCAATCCATCCATCCAAAAAAGAAGGGCGACCAATCGGCCGCCCATCCTGTGATTACTTGGCTGGGATAACGAACAGCTCAACGAAAGCATTGCCCCATGTCGCCTTGGCTGATGGGGACTGTCCACCATTAAGCGCGTCCAACAAAGCATGGAAGCGACGTGCTTTAATGGCGCGATGCGCATTGTCCACGTCTGTTAAGGTGATCGGGTCCATGTGGGAGTTGATCAACTGCCAGACTACCATGCCGCGGAGCGACATTTTGGGCGACCCGTCAGCGTCCCATAAGGTTTTCTTCTTTTCCCAAGGGAAGGGGAGCTCCGTAGCAGGGTCAACCTCAACAATGGTGCGGACGCCTACATTGTTTGGATTGCCACCAGCATGCTGCTGGACAAACGTAAAGATGTCCTCGGCAGTAACGCCTTGGGACTTGCGATCCTCAGGCAACTCATTGATACCACGAAAAACGACTTCTGCCACTTGGGACTTTTTAACTACAGCTGATTTAGCCATAACGATGCTCCTTTCTACGAGCAGTACCGCGACACCATTGCCGCTTTGGTAAGTATAGAGTAGCGCAGTTGATGGCTGATGTAAACACTTATTTTATCATTTTGAGTAAAAAAGATGCCGCCATATCTGAGGCCAGATGTCTTTTGATCTCAGGAATCATCGCTCTTCATCAGTCGTCCGAGTACTCTTGCCCATCCATCATGGTCAATCGGCCATTCCATCCGATCATCGTAGACTGGATCTCCATCCATCAATCTCTGGCTCAGGTGCCGACCATCCAAAAATAATAGCTGGCCTGATGAAGGATGATGAACCAAGTTCCAAACGCATCCACCAACAGAGGTTCTTGAGGTCTGCCATGCTATTTGATGAGGACGCCACTGTGGGAACTTCTTGTCAGACTTTGTCGTAAGAACCTTTAGCTCAACCCAGAAGTCCTTGCCGTTCAAGCAACCGTTGACGTCAGGCACTCCTGGACTAGCCCACGACTCCATCCTAGTCCAATGCACCCCGAGGGACTTGGTTCCATCCCGTAGTGATTTCCAAAATTTAGACTCAGGTTTCTTTGTTGCCATCAGGTAGAACCTCCAAGTTATCCATGTCTATGACAGGGCTGGTTGCTTCTACCAATGCTGGGAACTCTTGCTGGATACGCTTAATTTCATTGACCACTTCTTCTTTACTCATTTGGTCAATCTTACCATGCAGTATTTCTTTGCGATCAATGTACAGCCCAGCCGCCTGACCTCTTGACTTTTCAGCTGTGACCGCCGCCGCATAGTTTCCATTCTGCAAAGCCACATCACGGAGTTGTGCTAACTTCTGCACATGGCTTTCAAAAGTTACCTCATACTTCTGCTGTAACTCTTTTTTGATTTCACGCACCCTGTCCAAAACCTGTGGATAGCTACGTCCGTTAAGCATATGACTTGCAATAGAGTGTGCATTAGATTCAGCGTACCCTGCCCTGATCGCTGCTTCCGTTTGCGTAACCTCTTCTGTAGCATAAATCATTGCAAACTTTTCCTGCATGGGTGTCAGCCCTTTTTCCACCCGAGGGTTAGCTACAATGTCCAAACTATTTTTATGAGTGACTTTTGCCTTTGCCATAAAGTCATACTACTTTTCTATAATAGGAAGGTAAATAGAAATCGAGTCATTACAAAAAACCAACCGCTTCAAGTCGCGTAGCTGTCTAAAGTTTTAGACATAATATATGATTCAGTAACATAACCCTTTGATATGATTGTATAGCCAGATAACATATATTTGAATATCGGATAGAGTACCATACCCCATATTTCATTTCTGGTACTATATATAAAAGTGATGCAATATCAGAGAGCCATGATCCGTAGACCATGACCCTTGACCCTTTTGTTGTTTACAGAAGTTGAATTAGCACAGCGATTATTGTTGGCAATGTATCCCAGATCATATCCATATCTACCACCAACAGTGATACACGACTTGTGTACCTTCTGCCATTGCTTGCCGAGCGGCTGTTACAAACTGATGGTCATATTCCATATGCTCTTTTACCGACTCCTCTTGGAATTGGTGACCATAGAAAAAACCACCTTCACTAATATTTTCGGCGTACCCTGTGAGTACAGCTTTTTCAAGCTGGTCAATATCAGATTCGGTAAGTACCATATCATTGCAGTTAAGCTCAACGTCTGGTCTGCCAGTTTTTTCAACCCACAGTTTCTCCATAAAATCTTGAAGCCGAGCATGTTTACGCCAGTAAAACTCTTGGTCAGCCATTTTTACAGTATACTCTTTACCAGTATCTGTATCGGTGCGTTTTTCGGTTTTAACACCAATCATACCATATTGATCAAGTCCCATTGAAACCTCCTTCTAACATTCTGCTTCAAACACGCACTGTCCTTGCTCAGTGATAGACCCTAAAATTTTAGTGCCTAACTCATACCTCGCATACCATTGTAAGATATTCTTAACATCTTTTTCAGTAAAACGAGTATCACAATGCTTGTTAAGATATTCCATTAAACGTACATCACTGTAACTATCGTTTGCCTTAAAAAATTCGTCCAAATGAGATTTGGCATCGCCTAATTCTTTAAGACATGTTTCCAAGCCAGTACGAACACTAGGTTTATGCTCCTCATAAAACTCATATTCAAGGTGAGCAGGTTGGTAGCCTTCTACACCAAAAAAATCCGCATCATCAGATGACTGCACGGCAAACCAAAATTTGCCTTCAATATCGCCTTGGTAATATCTTCCCATTGAAACCTCCTATATATCTAATTCTTTGCAACTTGTTTGATAAGCCACATCTTCTTCACAAATAGGACATGGTGTTTTATCCATATCGCTATATACCCGAGCATAATTATTGCCGAGCATTGGCATACCGCAAAGAGTGGTATGCGCTCCCGGAACACTGAAGTGCTGTTGGCCGAGTTTTTTAGTCCACTCATGCAAGCCAAGATCACTAGCAACTTTGGAAACATAATTTATAACTTCACTCATTGAAACCTCCATTGGTTGAGTCCGTAAGCAACTGCCTACCCCTATATAATAAGGTGTGATGCCCCAAAGAGTATAAGTAATTACTCTTTGGGACTATTTTGTTAATCGTATACCCACGCAATGATGAGCAGCATTATCACACCTAAAACGGCAAAGAGTATCATGCCGCCCAACGATCAGCTTGTAAGGCTATAATGTAATCGTAAATAGCCTGTTGCCCTTCTTCATCCTGAGCATAGATTACCTTGCGGCAAGTTTCAAACCCATGCCCGTCAAACTGCACATTGGTTAAAAGATAATGTGTAACCTGACCAACTTCCTGAGGGATATAAACTGTGGTGATGGCAATAAACTGGTCATCACTGATATCCACGGTGAGGACATTTTCATTGAGGATAGGGTCGCTGAAAAACTTGCCATCAGCGAGGACTTTTACGCTTTTAAGAAATTGAGTAGCCATTGCTACCTCCTTTTGTTGATGTAGCCCCTATTGGCTACCATTATATAATAAAGTCTGATGGGCAAAGAGGTTGTTCTAATAACTCATCATGAATAAAAAGACGGTCGCCGTAGCGACCGCCAGTACTCTAAGGGAGGAAGTTTATGATTGCTCATCTTTTAACATCGCGCAAGTAGCATCCGCAAGATTCTGTGCGCGGATACCAGTATGCTCATCTATGAATACTTCTATTTCATCAGGATCCATCAATCCGCATTTATTAAGTTCTTCAGCACAATGCCGTGCATCAATCTCACCATCGATGAATTGGTTTTGGATATGCTCTGTAACTTCCATCGCCCATGCTTTGACTTTACCCATCACCCATTACCTCCATTGCTTTTTTTGCTGAAGAAGCCCTCATTGAAATATCTGGTATCTCCTCATCAAACAACTGAGAGAATGTATCTTCTAATAAATCCCCAACAGTATCTTGATTATCTGTACCGCCATGAACACGTTTAGTATCTAACAATCCGTTTACTTTCAATGTTTTGTAAACATCTATCAGATTAAAATATACCTCATCCATTAGTACTCTCCTGGAAGCATAAGTACGCCATCCTGTAAAAAGAAGCGGTAAGGTGTTTCCATCCGTGGTAAATCAGTATACTCAACATGGCGAGTATGCAGGGTTACTGGACCATCACCTTTATCACCATCTGTAGCTACTATCAATGCACCATTAGCACTATCAATAGTTATACTAATAAAGATAATAGGGTCTTCCTCACTTAATAGTTCAAGGAACTCAGTGGCTATAATATCCATAAGCCAGTAAGCCCCCATCGTATCAGCAAAATGTTTAGCACCCTCAGTAAGTCGCAACTCTGGTGTGAGTGGCAACTTATGTGAATATTGAGTTAGACCACCAGTAAAGGCATCTAAATCAAATATTAAGTCTCTTGCATTATTCATTTAATCCTCCAATCCGTATAAAATGTTATGGATAAAGGCTGGCTTACTTTTATCAAGTTTAAGTTTGCCATTCACCCAATCATAATAGCCATATATTCGCGGCTTACGACTGCCTTTCATAACAACAATTTCTTGTATATCCTCGGGTGAAATATTTAGGGAGCGGTCAAGTAATCTAGCAATATAATTACTGAGATCCTTGAGTGTAGGAACCATAGGAAGTAGTACCTGTCCCCCCTGTTTACTACGAAGAATCATTTGGCCGTGATAACTGATTCGTGCCATACCTGACTCCTTTCTGCGAGTTAAGGTTATAGTTTAATAATAAAGTATGACCCTATGATTACAATAATAAAAATATCTAAATAATCGTTTAGGTGTTCCACGGATTGTCTTTCAATGTTTTAAGGTAGAAAAAGATTTACTCATGCCACTCTGCATATTACTCAGGCGAGGGACAGAATGGTTAGAGATCCGTGGCCTTGTATTTCACAATCCTTAGGAGCATCCATCCAGATTGCAAGGACGACGTCAAACCTAATACACGCCGCCCATCAGAGGTTAACTTCTACCCCCTCTATCTCGGAACAGGATTAGTATCATCCTGTCCATACAAATACTGTAACCCAAAAAACGAAGATACTTGCTCATCACAATCCATAACACGCAACTCTTCATTATCAATAATCCAAACTTGGTTATCAGGACGAAAGCATATCCTAGCATTTAGGTTATCTTTAATATCAAAAGCACTGCACTCTGCAACAGTCGGGCTTGCCCAATCAAACGAAACAATTAGTTCCAGATTGCTTGGATCCCTTTCCAAAGCCTTATTATCCATCGGTCCCTCCTTGGGGTAGCTGTTAAAATATGTAGACCAACTAGGTGATTAACCCCAGTCTTTGTGGTCCTCTTGGGCATGAAACGCATCATGATACTCCTTTACTTGAGCTTCGGTCATTTGTGGTGGCACAATACGCTCACCAACATATGTACCCTCAGGATAGTAATGGGGGGAGTACTTACGTTCATAGTAAGCATCTGCCCCACCACGATCCGCTGGCGAACCATGCTTATGACACCTCACGCTCAAGCTCCCTAGCCTCACGGTCTTGAGCAATACGCTCAGCACATAACATAGCTTCTTTATGCACTTGCGGATACCGTGCCTCAACATAACCTTGATAAGCAAGTAACTCACCATACAAATAAGATAGATGCGTTATTTGCATGGCAGCATCTGCAATATCATGATGAACACGAGTAAACTGCTCAAGATTCTCAATAAAATCTTTATTGGTTGTCATGGCTTGCTCCTTTCTCTAACAATATGCCATAATTAAATTTAAGTATTTACAGCCTCATGTGCAAGCCGTAATTTATCACGCCGATAAATATTATAAATAAACTGTCGGCTTACACCATAATCATTTGCAATACTTTGGAAAGTCTCACCAGCATCACGTCTATTGCGAATATCAATGCGACGAGCAGTAATCCAATCGGCATCTTGCCGCGTATGTCTAGCATCGGGTATATCTAAATTATATTGCATCTTCCATCGAAGAACGGTCGGTGGTGCAATATCAAAATGATCGCGGAACTCTTTATGGCTACCGACGGTAGCTGCTACTTCACGCAATGCTTCTACATCAATCGGAGTTTTTGGCATCTTGCTCCTCCCAATATCCATCCGGCCTATCGTACGGATGTTTAGGTGTACTAGAATCACCAGACCGTAGCTTTGTCACTTTACGATCTGTCAGCACAGGATCTTGATGGTATGATCGTATATAGCGTTGCATTTCAGATAAGGAGAAAAAGAGTAATGGTCGCTGAACCATAGGTCCATCCAATAACCAGACTTTTTGTCCTGTATCAGTTATATTATCCGCGTGATATATTTCCCATATTGGCTTCATGATGCTAACCTCCTAGCCATTACTGCATTGTAAGAACGAACACCCTGTGTCGTGATATGATAATAAAAAGGACGCGAACCTTGAAGGCGTTGTAAATCACCACGAGTACAAAGCGTTGATAGTATTTTAGAGGGGTCACACTCCTCAGCTAAATCATCAAAGTCATGCACACACATTGTTGCTCGTGTCTGTGCAAATTTAGCAAGTATCTTAGAAGTGTAGTTTTCATTTGTACGCATGGCAGTTCTTTTAACAGATTTTTTCTTACGCTTTATAGGAGCGGCTGGTATCATAGGTTTGAGATCAGCCAGCATTGGCATTTGTTTGATTAGCCATTGTATCTGACCACCGATACTACGGCACTCATGCTCGGCTATTTTTGCCAAAATATCGTATGTTTCAATATCAATAGAAACAGATTTAAATTTTGTAGTGTCCATACTCTTTCTCCTATGCACACAAGTCGGTCATAAATTCAGGGATAGGCCGCTTAGTCCATTTGCAGAACTGATGCTTTTCCCCACGATAGTAATCGCGATATGCAACCATAACATCATGATGTTTGTATTCATCAGGCATTGCTTGAGGGAAAGGTGTAAACCCTCGTGCTTTTAATGCTGGAGGCGCACATCGCACCGCATACAATATTGCTTCGGAGTCATGGACTTTGCCGTAGCGATATGTGTATTCTTTGAATAAGTGATAACCCACACGCCAAGCTAGACGGTAATTATCTATTGTCTGGCCTACCCACAGAGTGCAAGGGTGTTTATGATGAACAGGTAAATAAGGTGCTTCATTATTATGATGCCAATGAGTAGTGCATAACATTTGCACCATCTCTAATGGCATCTTAACAACATGCTTATCACAGTGCATTTGAGCACACCGCTCTGGGTCTAATGATAACCAAAATATATTCATAGCATACGATCCTTGGGCAGTGGTAAGCTGACAGTAAGCAAGCGGTTAGGAGGCTGGCATACAGCGTACATGAGTACCCTGCGGTGCGGCTCCTCAGCTTTTAGTTTGCGTATTGCCATACTGCAATCCTGTAAATCATCGTAACGCCATGTGCTGTACTTGGCGCGACCATGAAACTCCGTAATTGTGTAATAGACTACATGGCTGAACATGTAGTCTTCATATTGTTGCCAATCCATAAGCAAACCTTTCTACGTTTAGCTTAATTATAGTAACATAACTATTTACAGGATTGCACTCTTGGCACTAAAAAAGTTATCTTTTTTATCAAACGCTTAAATTATAATGGGTTAGGACTTTATTTACTGGCTCAAAATCATCTAAATCACTAAATTTTTTGTACAGATAATTGATGCCTGTATGCATTATCACTTTCATCTGGTCACTTTGATTTGAATGACGATGGGAATAGAGCACGAGCTCAAGCATATCTGCCATTTTTAATCTATTCTTTTCTTCTGGCGATAAAACAAAAGTCAGTCCAAGGTCATCCATCACTTTCTTTTCTGCTCTTTCAAATGCTTTTTGCACTTCAGGATAAGACCATTTAGCTGTAGCTGGTATATCCCCTAGTATCAACTCTGGAACATCATGGTACAAAGAAGCCATGATTAGTTGTTTTGTACTATCAGGCCAAAGCTGGTCAATCAATATACTTACTGCGTATGAATGTGCTCCCACTGTCTGTCTCTCTGCTTGCATTGCTACTGTGTGGAAGCGCAATAGAAATTGAGCATCCCACGCTGTTGTCAAAGTTTTAATGTTCGGTATTATCTTGCATTGGCGTCCCGCCATCACTTACCCCTCTTGTCCACGGCTTATCACTAAATGTCTTTTTAGCTTCACCCCAACTTGGACCGAACTCTGCATCTACTACACTTGGTATTTGCATATCAACACAATCCTGCATTATTTCTTTTATTTTCAAACCTACATCGGGTTCAGCCACAGATATATCTAATTCATCATGCACTTGTATGAGCGGCACTATCCCTTCTTTATGCAAAGCTACCATCGCAGCTTTAGTTTGGTCAGCCGCGCTACCCTGTATCAATCTATTAAGTGCTTTATATGTAAAGGAACGTTTGATAGCTGGACCATGTTCAGCGTATGCATCCTCATAACTCATGGGTTTAGCTGTCCCATAAGCATTCGGTTCCCATTTATTAAACCTACATTTCCTACCGAGCAGTGTGCGTATCACACCTTTATTAGAGGCACGGTTGACTACATAATCTGCAAGCTGTTGAACAAAAGGAACTTTACCATGATACTCGGCAAATAAATCCTTTGCATCACTAAACTCTAATCCTAATTGTTCAGCCAATTTGTTTTTACCCATCCCATAGAATAAACCGAGGTTTATATCTTTAGCTTGTTTACGAGGCACTCCTACAATATCGGCAGCCATTTGATGGAAGTCTGTATTAGCATCTACATTGTACTGGTCAGCAAACTCTTGTGCGCCTGTCAGTTTTAGTAAACTAGCATAATGAACAACGAGCCGTGGTTCTTGGCTACTATAATCAAAAGCACCCCATAGCTCACCCTCTTCAGGTAAAAATAATCCGCGTATCATTGGACCTATCTCAGCATTCCGTGCTGGCACTTGTTGTAGATTAGGATTGCTGTAACTAAACCTACCTGTCACTGTGCCACCATCATCACTTCGTAAGCTATGCGCTTCAGCATGGATGCGACCATTGTGCTGATGCTTTAGTATAGTATCGATAAAGGTGGTTCTAGCTTTATTCAGCTCACGAGCTCGAACCACAGCCTGAGGAAGTGCATGGGCATGGTTGGCTAGAAAGTTTTTAGTAAAGCTGGGTTGTCCTGATTTAGGAGTTTTAGGGTATCGCAACCCTTGTGCATCAAATGCTTTTGCGATACTTGCCGCTGCCCATATATCAATATCCTGACCGCCAGCATCATGTAAAACCTTTTCCTCTTCTTTTTGCAGATATACTTTTAACTCTTCTGCCTTACCTAAATCAACACGCACACCCTTCTTACGCATCTCAAATACAACTTTGAGTACATTTAGTTCTAAATCAAATATATCTGCCACATCTTCTTTGAGTATGAGACCCTTGAAGAACTGCCATAATTTCAGTGTAAGTGCTGCATCCTGTTCTGCATACGCACCGACAAAATGCGCTGGTAATTTGTACATCTCACTCTTAGCATTTACACCAAATGATTGTGCGGCTTCGTACAAATCACGCTCACTCTTGCGTTCATTAAGATAATCTCTACCGAGTGCATTGAGTGCATAACTAAATCTGTTTTCATCCAGTAGTGCGGCTACAATCATTGTATCCACTATTCGGCCTTTTACTTCTATACCTTCAGCCCACAGCCATCCAAGATCATACATAGCATTGTGCATAATGTAATCACGCTCAACAGAACATACTTCTGCCAACCATCGCATGGTTTGTTTTGGATCAAGGTTACTACCATTATCATGTCGTATAGGAAAATACCAAGCTGTACCCTCTACTGCTACGGCTACCCCAATGATGTAACCATCCTTACGAGGCCATCCGCTACCACGAGATGTGAGATTAGGGTCGCATGTTTCTAAATCAATAGATACTTCCCTAGCTTCTGACAGGTCGGGATAACCATCGGGCATAACCCACTCAGTCGGCGGTGTGAACAAGGGGAACTGCATCTCTTACCTTTATTTTCATAGGTTGATTACATTTAGAACAATGAGGCCATTTATTTTTAAGAGCACGGAAGGTCATAACTCTGCTATCCCTTCCACACTCACACTCAGCCAATACTTCTTTATCTAGCTTTTCGTTTACCATTTTGTCTCATGTATACTTCAGCTTCCACTAGAAACAGATAACGCCGTAAGTCTCGTATATCATCCAATACACCTTCCTCACGATCATCATAAGTTATAGCTTGAAATATATCATAACCCTGCTCGGTTACTTGTTTTTCAAGCCGATCCCATTTACGAGCCAGCATCATAAATGCACCGACACCGCCACGTTGTTTCCAACTATCACCGTAAGATTGCTCAGCTTCTTCTAACTTTACATGATCTATTACGGTGAGCTTACCAACTTGTTTTATAATAGGGCTTTGTTCTTTTGGTTGTGGTTCTTTATCTTTTACCATTACATCATATTCCTTCCAATCCAGCTCACGCATACGGCGAATCATGTATTGTTCGTAACTTTCTCGTCCCATTTTTCTCTCCTACGCTCAAGCCATTCCCAAGTGGCTAAATGCCAATCGTCAGGCTTTATGTCTGCACAATGGTCAAAAGCTAAAGCTAATTCTTTAGCTTTCCATGCTTGCCAGACTTTGTGCATAGGTTGTGCCAAATCAGAAAAAGTGGAGTTAATATATGGTCTTGGCCTTTCAGGGTCTTCAATAAACCAACTAAGCTCTTCATCAAATGATTCTATATTATTTACAAGAGCATCTGGCCTGATCATGCGCGTATTATAGGCTTCATAATCAGGCAGCATACCATCTAGCTTTTTTAATACTTCTGTATAAGCATGAAGATTATTACTAAACTGTGTGTATATACCAACACTCGCGCCGATACGTGAGGCTATATACTCTTGAAGAATGGACATATGGACAGCATTAGCTCCTAATGCACCCCAGATCATATCATTACTGCGGTTGCATACTGTCATATCAAGTATATTGTCGCGCACATTAAAATAAATATGAGTATTACAAGGATGGTCTTTACAGCTATTACTCATTCGTAAATCACCTTCGGCATCCCACATTGCAAGCACCGCTCGTCTATCATTTGTATGCGTCATCAATCTATGAACGATTACATCAATTTGGTCACGATGGAAGTAATTACGCCAACGATATCCATAAGCTCCCTGTAATACTTTACCATCATCACTATACTCACTCATCCGTGCATTATAACGCTGTATCCATGCAAGGTCATTACGCCCTGCTAACATCCACAGGCTTTCCATAAAATGAAATATAGGATTAGCATCACGCTCAGGATAAAACAGTACACGCTCGCGTGGGCTGTTGTAGACAATGGCACATGGCTCACGGAACTCAATCGCTTTACCATTACGCGTCTCTACTTCTACACCATCTGCTTCTAATGCTTGCTTCACAACATACAGTGCTTCGCTTACATTTGTGACTGTGAAAGTATGTACACCCCTCATAGGTGCTTTACCAAATAATGCCATATTAAACCGCCTTTCTATGGGGTTATAAAGCCGCTCGAGCGGCCTGAATTAACTTGCCCTAACCTACTACTAAAAGCAACCCTCTAGCTGTCTGAGTAGCCCTTAATAAAGTCATAATGTTTCTTTACTCTTTTGGTGTATGTGCCTCCAGCCAATGCTTCTTTAATTGCAGTATTTGTTTCCTCCGTAGGCTCGGGTAACGTCTTACGTCCCATACGGTCAGGTAACAATCCATTACGAAGAGTGGTATTGTCACAGCCATTGCAAGGACCGAATTTACGGTCTCCGTTATACAACTTTTGCCGCGCTGCATGAAAAGCCTTCCCCTGCCATACTTCTTCTATAGGTGTATCAATTACATTGCCACACTTGTACCATCCTACCCAATCATTACAGCATATAGCAACATTACCATCCCAGCGTATAGACATCTCACGGAAAGGTTTTGCACAACGCTTACCATCTTGTTCATGGTTTAAAGGGAAAGAGTTACCAGCGTGGTTACTGACTTGTGCGTGGGTTCCGCTAGTAGCGAGCGTAAGATCAAGTCCAACAACGATATGATGTTCTGTAACCTTTCTTCGTCGGTGGGGGTTGGCGTCACGTTCAGCGGGATATTCAAATACGGGATATGGACCATTGTATCTCTCCTTTATTTTGTCCACTATTTTTATGCGATCATAATTGTCAAGGAATAAAACATTTAGCCCTGCTTCCATCAACATATTTACACTTTTCTGTGTATCTCTTAATAAACCACCACCATTACTGGTCATCATCAAAGGTGTTTTAGGTAACTCCTGTCGGAACAGCCGTATCATATCAATAAAGAAGGGGTGCATGGTTGGCTCACCATGCATGGCAAACTCTAATCGTGGGTTCCATTTAGCTTCTTTAATGCGGCTGCAGATAGCCCTAGCCCTTTCTATCGTAAGATATGAGTAAGGAGCAGAGGCTTTACCATGAATGTTTTGTGGACCATCGGCATTATTCTCACGTATCGCTTGTATACCGCAAAAAGAACAAGCAAGGTTACATCCCTCAGTTAATTCTATTTGTATAGAATTAGGTGGGTCTTGATAATGGTTAGATACAGTTGCCATCTTTAGCAGCCTTTCGCCATTGTACGCGAACATCCCAACGTGTTTTCATACCCTCCCAACCTGTTTTAGTTTCTTTCTGTACAGCTTTTACATAATCAGGAAACTTTTCAGCAAGGGCAAGGCTCGCACGTTCTTGTAACTCTGCATTGCGGTATGAACTACAGCCACCAGCAGCACCTGAAGCACCACGCTGATCCCATGTCCAATCAACAATTACAGCATTACCATGACCATGCTTAAATAACTCAAGTGTAACGTAATAATCTTCCATAAGCTCCATAGTATCATAACGTATGCCCAACCCATGAATAATTTCAGGACGTATGGCGTGAACAGCATTTTGTCGCATACCATACTTAACTGTATCAGGGAAGTGCTTATCATTCATTTGCCTTGGGCTAAGTCCCACATGAGTAAAGTTATTCAACAACCACTCCATGCGCTCCCATAACTCATGCATCTCTTCTTGATTTGTTTTTCTTAAGTTGGGAGCCAGCCCATGTATGCGGCGACCAAATATAAGATCATCATCCAGAATAATAATTTTATCATGCTTCTGCTCCACGGCATGTTCTAATATGAACTGCCTTACATTATTGATACCTTTTAAATCACCACGATTTAAACAATACCGACCCTGTCTCGTATGCCAGTTTACTTCATCTTGTGGGCATACAAGAACAGCATGCTCTCTGCCCTCAGGACCAATGCTTTGCCAAGTAACTTGGTTATTCATCCTGCCCCTAGTTGGAATATATATTGGTATCATATCTCATCCTCATCAAACCTTACTTGCCCTTCAAGCACTGCCCTTTCTAATTCTTCATCACTCATGTAATCGAGCTCAAACATCGTTTGTTTTCTTTTTGGTTTTAACACTCGTTTTCTGGTTTTGGGTTTTGGCTCTGCTTTCGGCTTCGGCTTCGGCGGCTCTTGCGGCTCTAATAGTTCCAATGTCCGATAATTGTATTTGCATTTCGGACAGTTCCTCTTCCTCCGTATTGTGCCTTGATAAGGACGACTGTCTACGACCTCGGATTTGCCATTGCATTTTGGACACAACATAATTACGCCACCGTCCCAATCGGAGCCTCCAGCACTGAACTCTGTAGTCCATTATACTTACTACGCGGAGTGCCTTGACCAAGCCTAACGCGCTCATATTTATCCCACTCGCATAAGCTATGTTCAATACAGCGCATATCCACCGCCAAAGTCGGGATGTGTTTGCCAAGATAACGGTGTGAATCTTCGAGTAAATCTTGCATCTCCCTATTGCTTTGATAAGCACCTAATGCTTTTGTGAGCGGCCTATCGTGGATCCTGTTGAGGCCACGCTTTGCTCCCGGACCAGCGTTTGCCCATTTGTATTTGTCTTCGGCTTTGGCAAGGACTGGTGTGTAGTTGAGGTCGGTAACAACCTCGTATGACATAAAACCTCCCCCTCCCCATCCTTTATATGCCGCCAACGCTTTGTGTACTTCTTCCAACGACTGTGTTTCGGTGGCAATCTGCGCCAACGCTTCTTTGTTTTCCCATATTGGCGAAAGGAAATGGTCAACAACTACCTCCGATTTAGGTGCTTTGAGTCCTTGGTTAGTGATTATATATGCACCAGTAAAAGTCCGTAAACCCTGCTTCAACCTTTCTTCAATCAAAGACTTAGTATGCTCAGGATTAAACTCTTCTACCCAACCATGCGCTTCAGCAAACTCACTAGTTCCAACCATACGAAACATACAACAGTTAAATATCATCTCACCATGTGGGCGGTTATCATTTGGCTTTGTCCAGTTTTGCCGCATCCAAACAGTTACCCTATCATTCTCACGGAAAGGATTTGTGAATTTATATTGTTGTAAGATAGTGTCTTCTGTCCAAGGGGCAGGAAGCCCCTTGGCTCTTTTTTGATAAATGGCATGACGCTCATTAATCCAGTAGCAGAACCTTTCTATGTTCTCCATAATTATTCTCCTAGCTTGATAGCACCTTTTTCAATAGCAAGGCGAATATCAACACTATTGCCTCCTGGACTTAACTTTTTCATAGCAGCAAGAGCCTCACCCACTGTATCCGATCTGGTTAAGGCTTCAAAATTATGCCACCGATTACTATTTTTACGATATGGATTAACGAACATGCCCATTGATCCTGTAGGCAAAAGTATTTTAGCATTTTCATCATACTTAGATTTTGCCACACGCTTTGGTTTTTCTGTGGCAACAGACGCAATACCCTGTGGCTCCGGCGTAATATCTACTATTTCAGCAGTCATTTGTTTCTCCTTTAAAACAGGTTTATATTTTTTAGCTCGTTCATGTACAAACTCTGCAAAGTTTTTATGAAAGCTAGGGAAATTTGGTAAGGCACACTCACCAACTGTAGCGGCAACTACACTCCGCAACTCTTCCTCACTATAGGTATCCTGTAACTGTTGAACTTCAGCAAACACAATACTATGCTCGTTTAGTTCTTTACACGCCTTTAACTCACGCAAGGATTTGAATACAAAGTAAGAGTAGGCATCGTTACGATTACTGGTATTATCATTTTCTAACACCGCATAAGTTTTGATAGCTGCCATGAGTGCCTCCTTTCTATGGGGCTAATATAAAAACTCTAACTACATATAGGGAATCAAGCAAGCATTAAATACTCCAATGCCCCACTAAAAGTTCTCTCTTAGCAGGGCATCAGGCGAGAGGTGGGCTTCTGCCCACCCCCACATCTTATGCGGCGTACTCAAGTGCCTTGGTCATAGCCTTACGTTTAGTAGTAGCGGCTGAACCAAACCATGCAGAGTTTAATGCATGGTCACGAGTCTTGGCTCGCTTTTGGTGATCCATAACATATGTCACACCATTGAGTGCTCCCCACCAAGTTCCTTTAGCAGATTTAAGGTCATGTCCTGGAGATGTTTCAATAGCCTCCAGTATTGACTGTGATGTTTTGCTAAACTCCTCATGTAATGGTGGTAAGTCAGACTCTTTAGACTTAGCACGTTCAATAAGTAATTTAGGCTGGAACAACTCAGCAATATAGTTATCTATCTGCTCTTTAGTGGCTCGCTTACTGGCAAGGAACTCTGACTGTTCTTGGAACTTAGCCATTTGCTCACCACTAATACCAAGTGCAGTCTCAGCGGCTTGCATAATTTCCTCATCAAACATTTGCAAATGTAATACACGGAACTTACCAGTCGTACCCTCTTGGTTGAGAGCCAAGGTAATCGTATTATTGCATACTACGCGGATGGGTGTGAACATTACCGTCATAGCTGTGCCAACTTTGTGACTGTTAGCCATAAGTAAGTAACCTTCAATATCATCACCGCCAGCTAGTTTGAAGCCCTTCTTGATTTTAGCCAAGCCCCAGACACGCTCGCCATCACTTAGGCTACCAGCAGTATCCATCTCCATATGCCCTGCCTCAGTAAACTTTTTAAAGAAGGACATTGTTTCATGGTTTTGGAAAGGTATGAACCCCTCACCACAGTGGGATAATACGCGGTTATCTGTATCACGAACAACCACATAATGTTCATTAGCGCGAAGCAAATCTGCTTCACCGCGTGGGTCATTAAGATCCCATGTATTTGGTTTATCAGCATAATAAACGGGACGTTTACTTACTGTCCAATCAAGCCCTGCGGCTTTGAGCATCTCTTCAGGTGTAAGATTATGCTCAACTTTTTCACCAAGCCCATGCCAAGGAACCTGTCCTGCATAAGCCATTGTTTCTACCATATGTGCCATAATATATCTCCTTTCTACAAGATGTTAAGCACTGGTGTCGACCGTTGGCAATACATCAAAGTCGGACAAAGTAATGTCCAACCAGCATGTGCTACCCTCGGAACTGGTTGCGATGTGGCAACGCATCTCCACATCATTATGTAGCAGTGTTTCAATAATCGGAAACTTTAAGCCCTCTGACAAATTGTCAATAAACTTAGGCTTGACCGTGCGGTTAGCACTACGCTTGATAGCGCGGTTGTTAAGCCGCTGGAACTGCTCTTTGGTAAGGTATTTTACTTCTGACATAATAATAAGCCCCTTCTATGGCTGTTTTGGTTATGCCTTTATTTAATAGGTGCAGCTTTTGGAGCGCAACCATAAACAAGTCGCTTTGACAATTATGCTGGGATTTGATAACCTCTACTGTGCATAGGATGTATCAAATGAAGATGTTGTAAAGCGCGAGTAAGACCCACATAAAACACGCGAGCTTCATCCAAATGTTCGTTTTCAAACTTACGCCACATAGAATAGGAACGACGCATAGTATCAGTGAGAAGCATAACATTATCTGCCTGTGCGCCTTTAGCTGAATGAATAGTAGAGATCCGTATACGAGGTTCCTCTGTTAAAGATTCTCCTTTACGCAGACAAGCCTTTATGTAACGCTTATCTGTTTCAGATATCTTACCTAATCCTTCATCCCACGGCAAAGTATGTAGCAGACCATAAAAATCTTGTAGGTCTTGCATACTATATCTTTGGTCTGATTGTCCTTTATTAAAGGTCTTGTGTCCGTACTCTACTTGGCTACCTAACAGCATCTGACTGTACACGATACGCACTTGTTCTGCTGTGAGGGTACTACCATTACGCATATTTTCCCAAAGCCTCACAGCTTCAAGAACTTTACCATCAATAGATTTACTGCCATTGTAGACATATAGATGACCTCGTCGGCGTACTTCTTCTTCTATTTGCTTTGCACCTCTTGTTGTACGGCTAAGTAAGAGCCATTCGCCACTGGACATATCAACTTGTTCGGAGTGTCTGTGCCAATGGACAGCACCTACCTCATTCCTAGGATTGAACTCTTTGGGTCTACGGTCGACGACGCGTTGGATAACTTTTTGACTAAGTGTGTGATGGAGGGATGGAATCCTATAACTTTGGTCGAGCACAGTTACACTACCTTCGAGTCCTATAAAGTAATCTACATCTGCTCCCGCATAACGGAATATGGCTTGATCATCATCGCCAGCCACGAACATCTCTTTAGAATTGGCCTCTAATAAATGTACCATCCTCCATTGTAAAGGTGATAGATCTTGTGCCTCATCAATAAATACTACCTCTAATCTTGGTGCTAACTCTCTGTGACAGAACTGCTCTAACATATCAGTATAGTCAAATAACTGATATCTATCCTTCCACATTCTTAGACCCCTATCAACATAATCAACTCTTGCCCAATCTGTTTTTAGAGGCACAGTAGATTCATTATAGGCTTTGCGTAAAGGCTGTTGCAGTATCCTAGATATATTTATTATCTCTAAAAATTTATCACCATAACCAAAATCTTTATACGGACCTTGGTCTGTCAGCCCTGAATTAAAAAACCCACCGATCTTTAACCACTCACCAATCTCAGGGAACTTATCAGCAGTCATAATCTGATTATGGTTAATGCCCATTTGCATAAATGCCAAGCTATGAAGGGTACGAAAAAAAGGTAAGTCACGTCTATGAAGTTTAAATTTTTCACAAGCACGATCAATAGCTTCACTTGCTGCACGGCGAGTAAAACCAAAATAACCTATACGATCTGGTGGGATACCCTTTTGTAAATACTCTTCGACCTTGTTTAGTAGATAAGTTGTTTTACCTGTCCCTGGAGGTCCGAGTATTATATTCATCAGAGTATTTCTTCTTGCTCGGGTAAGTCTGGTAACTCCAATGGTTCTTGGCTATCCGCAAAATAACCTTGTGGCAATGACCATACATGCACACCTTTATTTTTCACACGCCAAAACATTTTTTCTGCTTCCAACCCTTGAAGTCTTAATGTTATTTTGTTTGAGGTATAATGGTTAAAATCATTTACTGTAAGATGCTTTTTAATATCTTTAACTTGAAAAAATACTTTTTCATCAAGCCATACAGCAACGCCTTGTAGTACATCTTCACGCTCTGTGCCTTTAGCTCTATCAGTACAAAACTGTGATAGTAAATCCTCAAACTCACCTTTTATTGTAGCGTCAGGTGGTACTTCTACAATAGTTAAGTTATCTAACAATAGCTGTATTCTGGTCTGCCATGCTCTTTGGCTAACAGCTATCGGTAATTTATTTATTTGTGCCACACAATCTTTTTGAAACCTTGTCTGGCTAATCAAACCATCTGTACTGAGTTCTACACGCTGACCATCTACATCAAGAATCCATATAGGTGGATCCCCATCTATTTTGGTAAGGCTAGACATCTGGTTTTGCACACCAGCTGGACCGACACCAAATTTACGAGTAACGCATATATCCTTATTACAAAAAGGTTTGATGGGTTGGTCTTCACATTTATAGTAATAGTCTTTACGTTGTAGCTGTTTGATTACTGCTCCAACTTCAGTATGACTAAGTGGAGGATGTAAATAATCTACATTGTATCGCTGCACTAATGCCTCCCAATTATCAGAGTCAAACATTCGTGCGTACACACCTAAGTTGAAGAGAGCATTATTGCGTGAGCCTTCACCAAACCCTTGCTCACAAAGCGCATTCAAACAGGGTGGACCATCCTTTAACTTTGGTTCTGGTTTAGATATACGATACTTTTCAAAATCCTCAGGCGTTATTAAGTATCTTGCAGCTTTATTTACAAAATCCTTTGGCGACATAAGCTCGCCCTTAAAATCATAAACAGAACGTGTGCTTAAATCACCTTTGAAGTACGGCATATTTAAACCATTACCAGTATCACCACGGTCAACTAATATAGTTGTCTGTTTGGGGAATATCTCACCTTCAGCATGGCCTAATGATGCAGCTAACTCAGTGAGTTTAGATTGCACAAACTCAGCTTTCAGCGCATCTTTAAAGAAAAAATAAATATGAGCACCGCCACTTTTACTGCGACCCACCCAACCAACTATCTTAGCTTCCTTTAATTTATTAACTAATGATTTATGATCTACATCATACGTATCAATATCAATCGCACCCCATTTACATAAGCTATCATCTCGTATGGGTATAATACCAAGCCCTTGCTTACCATCTAAATGCTGTTGCCAAAGTTCTTCTGTGGGTGATTCTTTAATTATTTTATATACGCCTAGACGTTTACCATCACCACGTTGTTCATCAGGATTAAACACACCATGAGCACGTTTATTACCATCAAACAGCTTTAAAAATTGTTCAGCTAATGTCATTGCTTTCTCCAATGAAAAAGGTGGGAGAGTAATGTTAGTTGATACCTAGACACTACCCTCCCGAGCAACTACAGGGCGATCAACCCCTGCGGTCGTACTTAAAACGGCATATCATCGTCACCGTCTTTATCTTGTTGAGGAGTGCTTGTTTCAGGTGCAGTTTCCTTTACCTCAACTTCACCAGCCTTTACTGATTTAGCAAAGGCAACAGCCATCTCAAAAACATTAGCTTCCTCAGCATCACCAAGGCTAATCGGACCGATCTTAGCAATATCCCAACCAAACCAATTACCTTTATCATTGCTCTCAGCAACAGTGGTCATTTGGTATTTATGGGACATCATAGGTAAAGTGTACGGACCGTTCTTACCTTGAGCAGTGAGTGCTTGCATTTGTGTCACCCACTTACGAGCCTTCTTTAACTGTGTGCTAGACATAGTAATTAGGCAACGCTGTGGACCATCACTATCCAGTAGGATTACAAAAAACTGCGCTGTATTTGTAAGAATATTACCATTAGGCAGTATATCCTCACCGCGCTCATTTTTAGTAGTCGTATTGACAATAGGGTCATCAGGATTGTATGAACCAAAATATCCACCACCTTTTTCCCGAGGAGCCCACTCAACATACCGACGGTTATAATAGCATGGCACAACAGTCACACCCTTTTCACCATCGTATACTTTATTAGCTACTGTGTTGAACATCATGCCAGCTTCAGCACCCTCTACATACGCACCATCGCGTTTGTTTACCTGAGGACTTAACTGTGCCAGTATCCGTAGAAACGGTACTGCCATATCTTGGGATGTGGTTTCTTCAAAACCCAACCCACCAATATCTTCAAACTGTGCAACTGCTACAGCAGAAGACTCTTTCTTAGCTACTTCTGTTGCCATATCTACCTCCGTATTTTGGCTCGCTGCCCCACGAATATACCCAACAGGTCATACGGCAAATTTTCACCCTTTTCTACCTGTTCCTTTACAAAAGACTTGAGTGTCATGGGTTCAACCCAAGTTTTTGTCTGCGTTTGCATACCGCGCTGTCCTAGCTCGGCAAGCAAATCTTTGGCAAGGTTATCCTCACCGCGACCAAAAGCCGCTGTAACATGATTCTTGATTAGCGAACCATGCCCTGCCGCAGTAAGCCACTGAAAGGCTTCCTCAGCTCGGTCTTTGGCAATGCTGGCACTATAATAAGGTGCAACACTAATTTCACTGCCATCGTCCATTTTGAGTTCAGTAACACCATGCTCTTGTAGCGCAGCCGGAAGTAAATCTTCCGATACTTTACGCAACTCACGCTTGGCTTCCTTTAACTCTAACTCAAGATCAGCGACACGTTGTTCTAACGTAATCTGTTGCTTACATAGGTTACTAACAGTGCTGATACCTGATTGATTTATGCTGGTTAGGTCTCCAGCTACACTTTCAAAGTCCATTACTAGACTCCTTCCTATGGTATAGATCTACTTCCAATGGGTAATAGCGTTCCTCTAGCCTGTCCCACTTTAATGCTTTGAACTTACCCATATTCAGGCGAGCTGCTTCTGCACAAGCAATGCCTATGCATAATGGGTCTCCTGATAGTAATAGGTAGTCATCATCATTAAAGTTACGAAGGCCACGAGCAATCCTACGAACCGTTGGCTGAGTGCTGAATGAAACCTGTTCCTTGGCTGGAACAAGTATCTGCAAATCACCAAAGGCAACTGCATCTGTGATATCTCTACCACGCACTTCTTGTGTTATGTAGACTGTCACGGCTTTCTACTCCGCTTGCTTTCTAGTCTGGTGTTATTACCAAACAATGCCACCTTACACTTTTATATATAGGGTTAAAACAAAAAAGTTATCTTTGTGATCCATCCGATATTTTAATATCTGATATCTGATATCTGGGTTTTATTCTTTTACAAATACTTACTTTGAGCCCCTACGCGAGATACAACAAGAACATAAAACGGTATACAGGATTTTGTTTCTTGTGCTATTATACAAAGTACCCAATAGAAAGCGGTGTCATGCGTTACAAATTTAAATACCAGCCATATGAGCATCAGCTCGAGGCTTTGAAAATGTCTTGGAACAAGAAAGAATTTGCTTACTTCATGGATATGGGGACAGGCAAATCAAAAGTTCTTATTGATAATATGTGTGTCCTCTACGACCGTGGAGAGATTACTGGTGCATTGATCGTTGCCCCTAAAGGTGTGTACCGGAACTGGGAGCAAGGCGAACTGCCCACGCATATTCCTGAACATGTTATGTACGATACTGTATTGTGGAATCCTAGCCAGACAAAAACACAGCTAGAAAAACAAAAAATGTTATATCAGGTAGATGATAATCTTAAAATATTTGTTATGAATGTAGAAGCCTTTAGCACTAAGAAAGGTTGTGGTGAGGCTGAGCGTTTTTTAAATGCACATCAATCACTTATGGCTATTGATGAAAGCACTACCATAAAAAATAAAGATGCTAAACGCACTAAGAGTATTGTTAAGATAGGTAAATCTGCTCACTACAAACGTATACTCACAGGCTCACCAGTAACTAAAAGCCCTATGGATCTGTACACTCAAGCAGAGTTCCTTGATGAATGGTTATTGGGACATAGTAGTTACTTCAGTTTCCAGTATGAATATGCCATTGTGCAACGTCGTAGCATGGGAGCGCACAGTTTTAATCAAGTAGTGGGTTATCGTAATCTGGATAAGCTAAACGGCATACTTGAGAACTTTAGTTTTAGAGTTAAAAAGGAGGATTGTTTGGATTTACCAGATAAAGTTTATATCAAGCGTAGTGTAGAACTTACTGATGAACAAAAGTCTGTTTACAGTAGTTTAAAGACATTTGCTTTAGCAATGCTTGAAGAAGGCTCTGTAACCACAGATACTATCCTTACACAATTACTCAGGCTACAACAGGTATGCTCAGGTCATGTAAAACTTGATGATGGTGAGATGAAAACATTCAACTCTGCTAAATTACCAGAACTTATGTCGGTGCTTGAGGAAGTAGATGGTAAGGTAATTATCTGGGCTAACTTTACGCATGATATAAAAACTATTCAACAAGAAATATCAAAAGTGTATGGCGCAGATTCTGTAGCTACATATTATGGTGAAACAGAGAGTGATGATCGGCAAGCTATCGTCAACCGTTTCCAAGATCCTAATGACCCACTTATGTATTTTGTAGGACAACCACGGACAGGTGGCTATGGTTTAACACTTACAGAAGCTAAGACAGTGGTGTACTACAGTAATAATTTTGACCTTGAAATACGATTGCAAAGTGAGGATAGAGCACACCGTATCGGGCAAACAAGTAAAGTTACTTATATAGATATTGTAGCAGATAAAACTGTAGATGAACGTATTCTCAAAGCCTTACGGAATAAAATTAATATAGCGAGCCAAGTGCTTGCAGAAGATTTTAGAGAATGGATAGTGTAGCTCTCGCAATAGTTGCAAATAAAAACATGAATAAACCAAGCACGGCTAAAATTACACCAGCCACCATGAAAGCATTTTTTACATTTTCTTCAAACTCTTTTTGTTTTTGTCTGGCTGCTTTTCTAGCAGCAGCTTGAGCTTCCTTAGCTTCTCGTATACGTTTAGCTCTTTCATCTACTATGCTTCGCCAAGTACCATGACCAAAACGCATATCCACCATACTAGCTATTTCTTGCATTTGTTCTTTTGCTAATTTGGCATCAATTATTTCTTGCGCTACTGTTTTTATACCAAATTGATCGCCGACTGATTGTCCAGACTTTTGGTTACGACGTTGTTGGACTTGTTTTTCCCCTTCAAAGAGGTTGTCCAAATAACCAGCAATCTCTCCAACATCATTAGCTGTGCTTATCGCACCCTTAATACCATCGACCGCGCTTTTAAATAACGCGATACCAGCTAGAGCCGTAGATATGGGTTCCATATCAGACCTCCCGCATACGGGAGACCAACCGTTCTGCACGATTAGTTACTTGTCTGTACCATTTAGAATCGACCATCTCATCTGCTGCCTGTTGCCAATCACGTGCATCGACACCAGCTTTCATGCCTTTGAATTTACTCAAACGCGGATAGCCCATATTGAACATCATATTTGCTATTATTAGTTGCACTTCTTCTGGTAAGGAATCAAAGTCGGCGTACAATTTTTCACAGTCTTCGAGGACTGTTCCAACGTCTTTATTAAAGCACTCTGCGACTCTATCTGCTGTGATAGTTGTTCCGACTGGTTGGTTATATTCTTCGTCAGCTTCAGTGACCAAGTGACCAATCCCAAAAGTAGGCAGACCCAAATGATCCAAGTATATTTCATACTTACACCCCTCATCTGCTTCTATTTGTTCTCGTAATACTGCAAGATCCATTACACTAAACCTCGGATACCTTGGTTACGACGATTTGCTATAGCACCCCCCAACTCATCTTGTGGGAATAAATTAGCAAAATTAGTAATGCCTGTCCCTGCTGATGGGCTTGGTGATGGTTGTATCTGTGGCAAAGTAGGTGATAATGATGCCATAGGACCCATATCTACTGTACCAGTGCGCTCACGTTCCTCTGTAGGAGTTTCTTGTCCTGGTGCGACTTTTGGTGCAGTAATATCTGGCGGCACTAAATCTACTTCAAAATTTAAAGTATCTAACATATTTTCTAATAAAGCGATGCTTGCCCTAACTCCTCCCGCGCCACTTTTAATTTTTATAGCTCTTTCAAGCTGTTCAACTGAGGGTTCTGCGGCAAATACTTTTGATATATATTTATTAGTAAATAAATGTTTTAGAGCACCAACCGATTTTGCCGTACCTACATCTAACAACGAAGCACGGATATTACCTGTTGAAAACGCACCGCCAATGTCGGGTGTATTCCCTAAAAATGCAGCATAAATTTTAAAATTTTGCAACATATCTAATTCAGATGTGCCAGTAAAAGTCATATCATCATTTTGTTTGATTTGTTTATTTACAAAATTACCAGCTTGATCAACCTCACCAAATAAAGGTTTAAAAGCTCTGTATTCCCCTTGGAAAGTCTGAAACTTTCTCATCTCTTCTGCTAGTTGTATGGGGTTAATTACAGTTTCACTAAAAGATTTTGCTGCCCCCTCTCTTTGTACTTGGGAAACTTTTTCAACAATATCATCTAAAATAGCAGCTCTTATTTGTTTTGCTCTATCTCCACTCACACCGCCATTAGCATTAATGAATTTTGCCACGGCTGCATCTTGACCTTTAGCGTATTGAGCAGCAACATAGATTTTTGCGGTAGCACCGTTCGTTGTGAAACCGTCCATTCCTGCTTGGACAGGATCACTAGCCAATCGCTTTCCAGTTATTTCCCAAGAATTTAAAGCATCTTTAGTGGGCTTATCAAATAAAGTATTGAACAGTCGTAAATCACGTTTTTTCAAATCAGATATGCGTTTAAATCCCTCATCAGGATTATGAATCAGTAAACTCGCAAAAGTATCACCAATATTTTTTATAAAAGCCTGACCAGCTTCTTTTTCTGTTGCGTTCAAAGCAGAGGTATTAGCCATACGTTTAATTATGCCTAATGTCTCAAAAGTAATACTGCCATCTAATAGATTTTGTGCAACTTCAACAGGAGTGACTTCGCCTTTCCTACCAAATAGCTGACCCACTCTTGTAAAATTTTTAGCATCTATACGTTGTTTAACAAGTTCACCTGCTTCTGTGTATGCTTTTCGCCATGCGTCAGAGCCACCTGTAACTTTTCCATTTTCAATACCGTTAAGTATTAAATTGTCTATCTGTTTAATAAGGTCTGTAGCACCCTTAGAAGCCTCACCCCCAGCACCATCATTTATTAAATCACTTAATTGATCGCGTATATCTTTTAACTGCCTAAAAGAACTTATTAGTTCTGGCTCACCAGAACCTTTTACAGCTTTAAGATTTTTTATTTTAGGATCAAAAACATTTATAAGTTTATTAGTGATATTAGCTAGGTCACCACCAAAATCTCTGGTGCGGACAGTTTGTTCAGGTGCAAATTTTTTATCTTTATCTAGAGCTTTACCTGTTGCTGTACGACCTCCTGCTGGTTGTTTAGTAATAGGTATGCCAGCTTTTACACGTTGTGCTTCTGCTACAAGATCAGATATATCAAATACAACATCATCTATTCCTGCAACTGTGAAGGCTTCTGTATATTTACGGTCTATAGCATTTTTTATACCATCATCAAATTTTCTTGCACTTGCACTTAAAGCAGCAGCCGCATCATCTATCTCAGGCAATAAATCTTTTCCACCTGAGTTTAATCTAAATGCATTAAAAACATCATCTGCTAACTGTTTGTTTGTCAGCGCAATATAGTTGTAAAGTTCATCTTGACTTAATTGTTCATAATTACCGCCTAGTTTTTGCACTTTTGCATTTAAGGCTTGTAAAAGTTTTGATTGTTGATTAGATAAATTTTTAGGCAAAGTATCAGCAGTACCCGATACTTGACTTGCAATGCCTCGCATGACTTGACTGCTGCTTAATTGTGATATATTTAAAGCAGGGAGTTTAACGCCTGTCTCTCTTGCTATGGTTTGTGCTGCTTTTTGTGCATCAACCGCTTTTGGCACTGTGCTAAAAACACCAAGCTCATACAATAGACTTGTGTTTGGCTGTCCTTCAAAAATAAGGCCTTCACCTTCTTTAGCGAATCTACGCTCAAGAGATGACAGACCTTGCTTCACCATATGTTTACCAGCGCGTCCAGCTCCTGGGAGAACTTTGGTTAGTGTTGCATCGATAAGTGATAAAGCTACGCGGTCACCCGATAAAAACTTCATTTTAAAGTCTTTTTCATCACTAAAATATTCGCCATCAGGGGTAGCTAAAAAATTAGCAATCGCATCATCTATAGTATTACCTACATAAGCTCCGCTTAGAGTTCCTAAAAAAGGACTGTAAATAGAACCTAGAACTGATCCTGCAGTAGTGAAATTAGCAAAAGCTCCTGTGCCACCACCAATATCAGCAAAAGAAAATACATCATCAGATACACGATATGCTTTACCATTTGGTGATGTTTTGTACATTTCTACAAGGTTGCCATCACCTGTATCCACTCTGAACAGCTCTCCTCTAGGAAATTTATTTTTGAAATAACTTTGTCTTTGCTCAAATCTCGGCATACGGGATAAACTATCCCTATCCCCAAAACTTAATACTTTAGGATCAACATTAGAACCTTGGTAATCTGGCACTAAATCAAATAATACATTTTCTACACGCTCTGCATCTAATACAGATGCTTGTTCGGCAGCATTAATTGTTTCTTGTGAAAGCATATCAGATAAAGATAATGAAAGAGGAGCATCGGGCGCGGGCAAAATAAAACCATTAGCTTCTAAATCATTAACTAAATTTACCCCTGCTGCAAAATCGTCTTCAGCAGCTTGTCTGTCTACTGTTGGGTCTGGCTCTGTAAATGTATCTTGCACTGTGATGGGTGTTAATGACACACCTCCAGGAGTTGTAGGAGGTTGCAAATCAGAAAAGTCCAGACTTGTACCACCAGCTTTCCCACCACCAATATCAGTAAAATCTAAACTCATTTATCGACCTATGAAATCTAAAGCTCGTTCCAGAGCTGCTTGTCTATTTGGACCACGAGCAGGCAAAGTAGGGAAAATATTAGGATATCTATTCATGAGATTTTGATAATCTGCTTCTAACGCAGCAGTATCAGGGTAAGTACCTGCTAATCCAGATATATCATCAGTGCGGTCGGATAAAGCATCTGCACGTTCTCTCAAATTTTGCAATACTGAATTTGTTTCAGGATCTGCATACTTAGCATCTAACTTTGACTTCTCAATATCATAAGCTAATTTAAGCTCAAATGAATCTGCACCGCCCTCACGTTTACCTGAAATAAAGGTATTCAATTCTTGTGCAACTTTAGTTTGTCTTTCTGATATAGCCGTTAAGGTATCTGCTAATAGTTTATTCGCTCCTGGAGTTTTACCGATACCCAACGCAGCTGATTTAAGAATATCAATTTCTGTTTGATTGAGGTTTCCTGGGAATGCACCAGCCATTGATACAACCATTGCCTCACCAAGTGCTTCTTGCACTCTACCCACATCAGGATTGCCACCAAAGAAGTCTTCTAATGTTCCATCATCAATACCTAATTGTTTCTCAAGAAGGTTTTCTATACCCATCTCTTTAGCTAAATTAAGCACTGTCAATCTTGCAGAACCAAGTTGACCACCACGGAATCCTTGATCACCACTTAATTCTGCTACAACCTGTGCTTGACTTGCAAGATTTGCTGCTACTTGTGCTGTTTCATTAACACCATCAATAGCTTTGAGTAATGATGTGGATGCAGCTTTTTTCAGGCTCTGCTCAGGATCGTATTGTCCTCCAGGTTTCGTTGTTTTAGCTTGTATATACTCATACAACATAAGTTGTCGTACTTCATTAGCTCTAGCAGTAGCGTAGGCTTCATCTGTGCCTTCGCCCATAGCATCAATTATACTTGTTTTATAGCCTGTTATGTATTGATCAACAGCAGCTTCAAATTCTGTTTTATCTTCCGCTGGTATGAGGGCTTTTGTAAGCACCTCTAATTCACCTGTTTCTGCTATAGTCATTGTTCCAGCTTTTGCCGCCGCTTGCAACTCACCAAACCTTCGCGCTTCCTTCATTCTTTCTGTCAGGTCTCCAGGAGGTGTATATCCAGCTACATTTACTTGTGATATTACACCGTCTTTGAGACGGAAAAATCCATCTTTAGCATCGCCAAGTATTTGTCCACCGCCCTCACTTATTACTTGATAATTTGATGGGCGATTTGCATCTACAAAAATAATATCACCATCCTGAGTTGTTATTTCTTTCCAAGTTGTTTTTTGGTCACCACCTACTGTGCTTGCACCAGTATTCTTATCTGTTGTTACCCATTGAGTATCACTAAGTCTAGTGACTTGGAAATTAGGGGCGAGTTTCCCATCTACAGTAAGAGGTTGATATTTCGTACCAGCAGCATTAGCAGCCCTTAATGCATCTTCATCAATAACAACTACTTGATTACCTATTGTCTGTGTGGTTATTTTACCCTTTTCAAACATTTTCGGTATAGCGGCTGTGGTGTACGCTTGAATAGATTTCTTATAATCAGATGATTCTGTAGCTGCACGTTCCATCGCAGCTTTCTTAGCTAATAGATCACCCTGACCTCTAGCTTGTGCCATCTGCAAGATAGGATCACTTACTGCTTTTATTGTTTCAGGTGCTAAAATAGAGCTAATTAATTCCCCTTCAGGTGCATTAGCAACAGCAGCAGCAAGATTAAGACCTGCTATGTATGGGTTTAACTCATATGCTTTTGCTGAATCTTTATAAAGTTCTTGATACTGAGGTAGCAATTCAGCAGATGTTTTAGGTTGTGGTAAGCCTTGTACTAGAGCACTTAATAATTGTTGTTGACTCGTCCCAGTTTGTGTGGGCGCAAATGCTACAGGGTCTCCTGGGAAAGACATTGCAGCTTGTGCATCATTTTGTAAGCCACCCTTAAACATTTTTACAGGTTGCTCACCCATCTCCATACGAGCCAAAGCCTCACCTTGCTCACCAGCTTTACCTAATGCAGATAATATATCCTCATCCATAACAGGTTCAGGGGAATCTGGAGAGCCTTGGTCAGTGGCTTCTAGTAAAGTAAGCGAGGGCTGTATAAGTGTAAGCGCAGATTCAGGTGTTTTTTCAGCATCTGATTTACCAATCAATTGTGCTAACTCACCACGACGCTGGTCTATACTTTGTTCATCACCACGGATAGCATTCATAATACCAGCATAATCACTAGCATTATCAATACCCTCAGCCATACTTTGCATCATACCTGACATATCACCCATAACTTCTTCCATTTGGGCTTCTTGTTCTGGTGATGTTTCAAGTCCAGATGTTATACCTTGTCCATCTGCTTTAGGTGCTTGACCACTAAACATAGTTCTTTGTAGTACAGGATCACTATAGGTTTCATTAGGTCGTAACATCGTAGCCTCCGGACCTGCCATATTACCTGAAGGCACAACCATACCAGCAACAGCTCCTGCTGGACCAGCAAAACGTCCCAAAGTTGATAAACCACCACGCCCTGCCGCTGGAGTTGCTTGTCCAAACCTAGCATCTAATTTTGCTTTTCTAGCAGCTTGCCTATTTGCTAACTCATTTGCTTTTGATTTTTTATCAAGCGACCCTTTTATTGCGCTCGCTACAAATGGCGCAGCACCTACCGCTGTCCCTCCACCGAGTAACAGAGCTCTAAGTCTTGGATCTTGTACTTCGCCTGGACCAGCCATTAACTAAATGCCTTCTGTGCTGCACCATATAGGCTAAGACCACCAATACCAGCACCTAATAATTGATTTAAAACACTAGGCTGTGGAGCCGCACCTGTCGTAATAACAGATTGACTTGTTGGAGCACCACGCAATATATCACTGTAGAAACCAAGTCGTTGATATGGTTCATAGATTTGTTGCATTTGTGTTTGTCTTGCCGCTTCATCTTGTGCTTGCAATATACCACGCTCTTGTTCACCAAGTGCCGCCAGATTAGCCGTATCTGCAATATTAAGTTTAGTAGCAAGCTCGCCCAGACCAGCCTGTTGTAATCCTAATGCACCAATGCCTTGTGCTAACTGTCCTTGTGTTGCCCCTAATTGGCCTAACCCTTGAGCAGCTTGTAATGAACGTTGCATTTCATTTTGTGCAGCTTGCTGAGCTTGCAAAAAGTTTTGCGCTTGTGATTGAGCTAACGCCTGAGCACGATTACGACCTATTTCAGCTTGTTGTATTGCACCTCTACTACCACCAAATGCACCAGCTCCTGCAGCAGTCAAACCAGCTTGTGCTGATTGTTGATCAAAAGAACGATTAATTTCATCTTGTATAGCTTGCTGATACGGATTCATATAGGCATCCATTTGCGCCTGTGTTGGCGCACCTGTACCCATACCATAAGTCGCTTGTGCTTGTCCTAGGGCTGCTTGTCCAGCCTGAAAAGTAGGTAATGCTGCACCCATAGTAGTTGAGCCAGCCTGTAAATAAGGTTGATATGCCCCTAATCCTGTTTGAGCAGCAGTAAGCGCATCTTGCCCTGCTTGCGTCATACCTTGTGATGTTATTCCAGGAAGACCACCTGTGGGCGGTGCTGAAGTCAGAGCTTTAGCTTGCTCCATAAGCCCAATTTTATAGGCTTCAATATCAGGAGCTTCTCTGGTAATTACCTCTTCGACAGCCATTATGCCATCCTTTCAAACTTACGCATCATATCATACATGCGTTTTGCACCAGCTCTACGGTCGCCATCACCTGCGCCACGAACAGCTTTTGCATTCATAACAAATTCACCATCACTCAACATAGCTGGTATAGAATCACTGGTAGAGGTTCCTGGACCATTTATTTCACCACCGCCTCTAGCAAACAATGCTCCAGGAGTAAAAGTAGAATCTTGGTAATAAGGGTTATCACCGTAAAAATCCCTGCCATAACCATATTTTTCTGGCTGGTCTTTATAAAGCATCACACCTGTTGTATCATGATATCCATCTTGATCTTCATCATCAGGGTTATCATCAGG